CCTTCTGGTGGACCTCCAGGACCTACTGGACCTACCGGCATAACTGGAGCAACTGGACCTTCTGGTGGACCTCCGGGGCCTACCGGACCTACCGGATTGCCAGGAACTGTTGGACCTCCGGGGCCTACTGGGCCTACCGGCATAACCGGAGCAACTGGACCTTCTGGTGGACCTCCAGGACCTACTGGACCTACTGGACCTACCGGATTATCAGGAATTGTTGGAGCTACTGGGCCTACTGGACCTACCGGACTTACAGTATCTGGGTTATCTCATTATGCTTATGTTTTCAATACAGCAGCTCAAGTTGTTGCCTTAGAAGCACCTATTCTTTTTAATTCACATGGTAGAATGACATCTGGTTTTACTCATACGCTGGGAACTTCTCAATTAATGGTTCTTAATGCAGGTGATTATAAAATTTCTTTTTCTGTATCAGGAGTTGAGCCTAATCAATTCACACTTTTTTTAAATAGCGCTCCGGTTACCAGCGCAGTTTATGGATCAGGTGCAGGGACTCAACCAAACAACGGGCAAACAATTATCGCTTTAGCTGCAGGTGATATTATTACCCTTAATAATCATACTTCCGCTGCTGCAGTTACTTTGCAGACTTTGGCAGGTGGAACACAAACGAATATAAATGCTTCGATTGTAATTGAAAAATTAAATTAATTTAATCATTTATTTCTTGAAACTCTAGCAGTTAATAACCTAGAGTGGATTCTTTTTTTAACAAGCAGTTAGCTTTTGCTAGCTGCTCTTTTAATTAAAATAACGATTTTGTTTTAATTTTGCTAACTACCCTTCCCTTGTATAAATGCACCTTTTTTACATACCATACTAAAATCTAAATAATCCTCTTTTAGGACGGTACTAATATGAGCAAGACATTCAAATACATTTTAATCTTCTTTTGTGCGGTGTTTTATATTGTAATTATTGGCTGGATTGTCTATCTAAACTTTGTTTAAGAGCATTTTATTCCTCCAAGTAAGAAATCTAAGAACAAACATAAACATTTATAATTAGTTGGCATAAGGAGCGCACTACAAGGCGCTCTTTAGCTTTAAAATAAGGATTTTGTTTAAATTTCATTAACCTTATTGATTCCTTTGCATACAGTATTATCACAAGGGATTCCACAGGTGGCTCTGGTCCAGTTACCTTGAATCTCTTGCACACCTTGTGGGAAGAATCCGTTTATAACAAACGGGTTCTTTTATTTTTGCTCATACAATAAGAATTTTGTTAAAAAATTAATAATATCCTCTAGCTTGGTGCACTCTATATCTAAAAGGAGCATTCATGAAAATTTCAAAATACATAGCCCTTGCTATTGGATGGATTACATTATTATCACTTTGGTATGTGATATTCTTTCATTAATCTACAACTTGATTTTTACGGTATGATTTTCTTTTGATGCACTATTTATTAACAACACCACATACTTACACCGACTATAAAAATTACAAAATAACTATTTTATTAAAAATCTTTAACGAGCTAATCCTTACAATTTTGTAATACTAATGTCACTGAAATCAATTTTTCCACTATAAACTCTTTACTATAATCTTCCTTATAAAGTTATAGATACACAGTAAGGAGCGACTTAATAATGTCTTTTTCTCAATTAAATATTGATGCTTTTCGAGCAATCAATGATTTAGGGAAGCAATATTCATCCCTAAACTCAACTATGGTATTTTTGGCGGAATATATGGTGTATTTTTTAGTTTTAATTATTATGGCTTATTGGTTTACTCAATCTAGAAAAAACAAAATGATGATTATTCAAGCGATGGTTGCTTTCGTAACTGCTGAAATAATCGGAAAATTAGCAGGGAATTTGCATTTGAATTATCAACCATTTGCAGTATTACCTAATGTTAATAAACTTGTCGATCATGCAGTAGATAATTCATTTCCTAGCGACCATACAATTCTATTTTTTTCAATTTGTTTTTCATTCTGGCTTGTTCGTAAAAAGGCTAGATGGTTATGGCTTGTACTTGCGTTCTGCATAGCTATTTCTCGTATTTGGGTAGGAGTTCATTATCCTTTCGATGTCATAACAGGAGCTTTAATAGGAATTATTTCAGCGCTATTTTCATATTGGTTAACACCAAAAATTACATTCATCAAACAATTACTTAATCTTTACGAAAAAATAGAACAAAATGTAATACCATCCAAAAACAAGTCAAAAAACTTTTGATTAATCTCACAAAGCTAAAAAGATTACATATATTACCGAGTATTTTTCAATATTGTCTTAATCGAAGAGCGCTCTCTTGAGCGCTCTTTAATTTCAAAATAACGCTTTTGTTTAATGAAAATCAATTAGCTATAATTTGAAAAATCGGAAACATTTACTCAATGATTTTTCTGAATACTTATGCTATTATTTATGTGCTGATGTTCACCATCCCAAGAACTCAGTAATTTCATCCACAGGCTCCACTCTCACCCTTTTGAGAGTGGAGCCTTTATTTATAAGGGTTATCCTCAATATTTATTTTTATAAAATTCAAATTTGATTAAAGTAACTGTGTTTTTCGTTCTTCCATACGAATTACTTTTCCACTTTGATATACAAATGATTGTTCTCCAAATCCACCTTGAGGTGGTTCTATTAGCTGAACCTGACCATTTTTAACAATATATATTCCGTTTATTTTCAAATCTATTTCAGCTGTCATTTCTACAAGATTTTCTTTTCTGATTCCCACCAAGATCACTCCCATATGTTATAATTACTTTATCGAAGTAAGTCGGGAGCAATCTCGGCTTTTTTATTTGCTTATAAATACTGCACAACATTCTCCGGAACAAATGATTGTTCAAGAGATAAATGCAGCCGTATTGGAATCGGTTCTTTGCTATCCCTTGCTCGCTTACACATTTCTTCAGCTTCTTCCCATACAAATTGTTTATCCTCCGCTCGCTTATAACGCCAAATTCCAATTGTGTAATCTTCAAATAACTCATAACGTTCATCAGGCGCTGTCGTTGGTTTTAATTCATCAATCGCTTTGGCTTGACGTGGTATTTGCACAATCACATCTGCATACCGTAATTTTGAATTCATTCGGTGAATATGAGCTTTCCTAGGATCAAAAGATACAACTGATTCCACGTCAAAAATTGTTAATTGCTTCGGCATTGTTTTTCCCCTCCAATACCTGCAAGCTTGCAATTAAGATTCCTTCAAGCTGCGTTAACGTTAGTTGATCTAATGTTTGTCCGTTAATTTCAGCTAATCCTAATCCCAATAGTTTACGAATGATTGCTAGTTTTCTACGTTCTACTTCCTGACGTAACAACATGATTAAGCCTCCTGTTGATGGATGAACATTCTCTCTAAATTTACAAACTTACTAAATTCTTTAATGAATGCTAGTTCAACAACACCAACTGGACCGTTCCTCTGTTTCGCTAAAATAATTTCCGTTATGTTTTTATTTTCTGTCTCGCGGTCATAGTAATCTTCACGGTATAAGAATGCTATTAAATCCGCATCTTGCTCAATTTGACCATTTTCACGTAAATCTGATAGCAATGGTCTCTTATCTTGCCTGCTTTCTACAGCACGGCTTAACTGTGATAATGCAACTACACATACATTTAATTCTCTTGCCATCAGTTTTAACTTACGACTAATCTCACCAATCTCTTGCATGCGGTTCCCTCTATGCTTTTGATCTCCCACAATAAGCTGCAAATAATCAATAGCAATTAAAACCTTTTTATCAGGGTACTTACGCTTTAGTTTCCTAGTCTTTGCGTATATCTCTTGCATTGTTACATTTGCTTTATCATAAATTTCTAATGGCAAATCATTGATTAATCCCATCGCTTGACTAATCTTTTCCCAATCCTTTAAATTACATAGCTTCTTAGGATTCTTCAATTTCGTAGCATCTATATTTCCAGTACTTGAAATCATACGTTTCAGTAACTGCTCTTCTCCCATCTCTAGTGAAAAGATTCCTGTTGCTGTATGAGCGCTTGCTGCATGAAAAGCGATGTTTAATACAAATGCTGTTTTCCCCATCGAAGGACGGGCACCTACAATAATTAAGTCTCCTTCTTGTAAACCTGCGGTCATTCTGTTTAAGTCGTCATAACCAGTTGGTATACCAGTTAAATCTCCTACATCAATTTGCATGTTCTTATACAGATCAACTAGAGTTTCCTTTAAATTAAATTCATCTGAATAACCTGTTTCCTCAATGGCACTTAATTCATCAATTGAAGTACTAATAGCGCTCATATCTCTTTCTTGCTGAAGACGATTATATAAATTACCAGCAACCTCTTGAGCATGTCTCATTTTCCAAGCTTCGATAATTAAACCTTCGTGATACGAAAAATTTTTCGTCGTTGGAACAACTTCAGTTAGGTTTACAAAGAACGCAATACCACCAATTTGATTCATAAAACTTTCTTCAAATTTGCCCATGAGAGCAACAAGATCTATCGGGACTTCAGCATCCTCTAATTCTCTCATCGTCTTAAAAATCACTTGATGCGTTGGTGAAGAAAACTGTTTTACCTTTAGCTGACAATCTTTAATCAAATCACCTTCTTGGATAATGCTACCTAAAACACTTTGTTCAGCTTCTACGTTACAGATCATATCGTTACTCATTGGGCCAACCACGCATTCTGTTGGTTAAGTACTGCAAGTTCTTCTTCTGTTGGAATGTTCTGCTCCCATGCTTGTTGCTGCTGTATTACGTTTTTAGTAGATTCTGATAAGCCTTTTTGTTGATAAGGTGCTTGTGTCTGTTGCTGCGCTTTTGTTAATCGCTGAGTACGAAATGCTTTATCCGCTGCCTCAACGTCCATTATTGTTTTCAATCCCTTAAGATGCCAATCTCTTAAAATTGTATTTACGTAATTCATGTTTCTTGTATTTTTCTCTAAAGCGATTTCCATAGCTTTTACAACAAGCTCTGCATTTAAATCATCTATCCATGCATGAATACCGTCTGCAATAAAAGGTGTAATCAATCCGAAGTTTTGTTCGTAAAAAGAAATCGGATTAACCTCAACAACTTCTTCCGCGCCTGCGCGTTTTTCTTGTTGTTGTTCTTTTTCTTCTTCTTTTTCTTTTTCTTCTTCCTTGCTAGGGTCTTGGAAGCCCCTTATAAGCCCCTCCAAACGGACTGATAAATACTCCTTAATACGAGGGATTTTGAAATCTTGTTCACGCTCTAATTGCAAACATGTTTCATAGAAATCAACTAAGAAATCCTGGTCCTTCACAGATTGAATCTCTTTTAAAACACACTTTTCAATATTTACATTTTTAATTGGATTGAACTTCAACCAGTTGATTAAGAACAACTCTTTTGTTTTTTGGTTGTAATTAATTTTTCCGTACTCAGCAAAACGTTCTAATAGCTTCATAACAGTTTCGCGATTGTATCCTGTATCAGTTTCAATGATACGAAGTGGAAGCTCATAGATTCCTGATTGAGACGTCTTACTGTTTGTCATCAAATATAAGTAGAAATACTTCTCCTCCGGTGTAAGATCTAAAACAAATGAATCCTGCCAAAATGAAACATGTACTGGTCTATAAACTGCCATATTATTCATCCTCCCGTTTACATATCGCGAATCCGTCCTCTACACGTAATAAGCGATAATTCTTGTATCCTGTTTTGAGATATTGGTTTACTAAGTAATTTAGGTGTTGTGTTGATGTTGCTTGTTGAAACAATTTAGGATTCAGCAACACTCTATGTAATGACTTGTCTAAAAGCATGCAACACACCCCATTGTTATACGAATGCTAATTTGATATAATTAATCCTAAGATCTTTTGCAAAGCTATTTTTCTATCACTCTGCCAAGTGATAGATTTTTTTATTTTCTCCGTGTTACCAATGAAGCATTAACTCCTCTTGCTCTTAAATCCTTAATCACCACACGATAACTCATTGATGCCTCATGTTCTTCTTTTGTATCACGAAGCATTTTAAATTCTTTCATACATCGCTCTAGTTCTTCTTCCCAGCGATTTGATTCTTCAGTTGATTCTGCATGAAACATGTTATGAACGCATGCAACCATACAATTATGAAGTTTATCCGCAAACGAAAAGTCTCCCGGAAGAACTAGATCATGAAGACAATCGTATTTATCGTTCATGAATTACATCTCCTTTCTGGTCATAACCACAAGCACAGTACTTTTCTATTTTTTATAAAAATATTAAAAATCTATTATTTTAGTACACTTTAAATTTAATGGTAGAAACTACAAGTTCATTAATTTACCCCAAAAATTAATATAATGATATAATTATTTTGTAAAATATATTGTCAGCTACTGTTGTCTAGGCGGTAGCTTTTTCTTTTGCCCATTTATGTTTCAAAATGAATGATGCTTCAATAATTTTGATTCGAATCCCCAACAATTTCTTCTCTTGTTTTAACTCAACTGATTTTGAATCCTCATTAAGTAATTCTGCTATTTTAATTTCACCAGTTAGTTTTGCATCATAACGAATTAATTCCTTATATTCTCTTAAACTTGGTTTCTTATAATCTACTGTCATTTTTCTTCCTCCTTTACAGCACCTTTGTTAAAGTCAGTAAGCTATCCACCGATTGAATAATAACGTTCTCCGCCATAGCCTTTTGCAACCAACTTCTTTGTATTTGTTCCATAATGCCAAAGTGTACTTGCTCAAGAGCTTGTACTACACATTGAGTGGCTTGGATTGTATCGAAGATTTCTTTTGCATGAACTGTGTATTCATGTTTCTTCTTTTCATCCAACTTCCATGACCTGGTTGCAACTTGTAAGTTCATGATTTCCTTCGCTGCCGCAATCCCCTCTTCAGCTTGTTTAATGTAGTTCATCAATTGTAGATTTACATCTTGAGTTAAACGTGGATCTGTAGGCGGTAATCCAACACCATAAATATGTTTAATCGCTTGTTGATTCAACTTTGCTCCTGTTGCATGGCACCAATCCATCGCAAGCTCAAATTCTGGTTTAGAAAGTCCAGATTCAATACGGGTTAATCTTTCATGTGTAATACCAAGGTACTTAGATAACCCTTTCTTCGTTTTCAGCTGAACATTATCACAACATTCTCTAGCATTCTGTAATAATTCCCCTATTGCTGCATTGCAGTATATGCTTGTTCCCATATCTGTTCGCCTCCATATTTAGTTTTCAAATGGTTACAATGAACTTAGTACATATGTAACTTGTCTATTATTCATGTAAAAAGAGAGGAACTATTCCTCAATGTTTTCTTTCACTTGTATTTCTTTGATGATGGCCCAACCAGCCTTATAATATGCTTGACGGATTTTATCAATATCCTTTTGTGATTTTGGCTCAGGAGCCACAACATGGACTTTCGTTTTTCCAAATTCATAAGTCGCCGCATATTCTTCTTGTTGGCTCATGGTGTCACCTCTTGAAGTGCTTTTTATATGTTTATGCGACGGATCTGTTGGTACTGCCATGTTAGTTGATAGCATTTCCTCACCCCCTAGAAACGTTTCGTTTCCTTTTTAACTAAAAAAAAGATCATCAATTGTAGTTTTATAAAAATCAGCTATTCTTTTAGCCAATTCTAATGAAGGCGTCCTATCACCACGCTCAATTGCCCCTAGCATTTGAGGAGTAATTTTCAAATCCTTTGCTACGACTAATCTTGATTGATCACTTCTAAGTTCAATCATTTTATTTCTTTTTTTATCCAATATTCCACCCCCAAAAGAAACATTTTGTTTCCTTATACTCCATAATATACAGAAACGAAATGTTTCTGTCAATATTTATTAGAAACTTTTCGTTTCCTTAGTGGATTTAGAAACTAAACGTTTCTATAATTAATAAAAAGCGCCTATTCTTATTGGGAAAGAAGGAAGAATTTATGCTCGGAAAAAAGATTTCGGAACTTAGAAAAAAACAAAAACTAAGTCAATATGAGCTTGCTGATCGCTTGGGCTTTTCAAGAGGAAAATTGGCTAATTATGAGCAAGGTCAGCGTGAACCAGATTATGATACTTTAAAGAAAATCGCAGACTTTTTTGAAGTATCAACAGATTATTTATTAGATAGAACACAAACAAAAGAAATGGTATCTAATAATCCATCTAATTTATCGATTAAAGAGGAACGTGATATTGCACGGGACTTAGAAAAAACTCTAGAACAATTAGAAAACAGCAAAGATGCGTTGATGTTCGATGGAGAACCAATTGATGAACATACAAAAGAAATGATTCGTATTTCTCTTGAAAACTCAATGCGAATGGCAAAAGAATTAGCAAAACAAAAATTCACTCCAAACAAATATAAAAGAGATTGAGTGGAGTGAATTAATGAAAATTAAAGAATACGTACTCAAAATCGTAAAAAAACACGACACAACAAACCCCTTTGAAATTGCTAAACGAAAAAGTATTATAGTGTTGTTTGAAGACCTTGGGAATACTCTTGGTTTTTACAACACTTATAAACGCTTTAAATTCATTCATATTAATAATAGGATTGATGAAACCACACAACGCTTTGTCTGTGCTCATGAACTAGGACATGCTTTATTACATCCCAAAGCAAATACTCCATTTCTAAGAAATAAAACTCTGTATTCTGTAGATCGATTAGAGATTGAAGCAAATACATTTGCAGTGGAGTTATTACTTACTGATGAAATGATTTCTGCTTATGAAGATACTCATTTATCTCTTCAAGAAGTAGCGGAGATTTATGGGGTTCCTGGTGGTTTTTCTTGTTTAAAAACATATTAG